GGGGAGGGGCTTTTCTCGCTTCAGCACGGAGCATGAGAACAATCTTCACAGCGACATCCTTGGTGCTTTGAACTCTGTCTGAGCGCATTATGTATTTCGACTGTGGAGATACGGTCATTCCATCCAAAAGGGCATCATGTTCAGTCTCACACATTGAAGCAACCGCCTGAGCAATATCGGATGCGGGCGAGATTTGATCATCTAACTTGCGAACTTCCTTGGCAATACATTGATGCCAGTCTTCCTTCTTTATGTCCAATCCAACCCGCCGCTCACACAGATTCATCTTGCTATCAAAATCAGGGGATTCAGCATTTACCTTGAGTTCAACTAGGCAATCAACAACCCTGTCACCAAAGAATTTCTGCTGCTGAGCGTGGGTTGATAAAGACAGCAGTATCGCTATAGCCACTATGATCGGTTTCATTTGGTAAATGCTCAGGGTTTTGAAAATGTTCTCATCATAGAATCGAGAAAGAATATTTTAAAATTAGTTTGGGAGGGTGTCTGATTGCATTGGGTTATTCATTCGCCCCTTGGCTCCGCTTCAATCCAGAGCTAGCCACGCGGCTACTTCCTCGCTAGTGCATTCCGTCAGTTCAACGCTTCGCTGAATTGCAGTCATTCACGGCTCTTGGCCCGTGACAGGCGTTCAGCCAGTGCGTCGGTGACATTGACGTTCAAATTCTCGACATACAGGCCAGCGGCTTTGCCCCTCGCTATCTCAGCAGCAATGGCCGGCCCGAACTTCTCGGCAGATTCGGCCAGGTCGCGCAAATGCTTCAGGTCATTCAAATGCTGCTCAAGCGTTATTTCCGCCTTCTTCACTGCCGGCGCTCGAATCTCCTGAACCCTCGCCGTAATCCCGCCGTTCTTCAAAAGCTCATGCGCCTTGTTGTTGATCGTATCGGGCTTCATCTTTCCAGTTGAATACGACCGCCGATACGCCTCGCTCGCATTCCCGGTTTCGATGTACGCAATGCAAAAACTTTCCTGCTTCGGCGTCAGCGCCATCATTCCACCTCCACCACGTCGCGCTCAGGTACGCCGGTCACCACGGTCAAGGTCATGCCGCCATCGAATCGGGTATCAACGCGCTCTCGATACTTTTCAGGCATCGCCCCCTTGAGCAAGAAAATGGTCAACGTGTCGCTGTACTTCTTCATCGTCGCTACCTGCTCGCCTTGATGAAATACCGGCTCGTCAATTCCATCAAAGGCGCGAACCTTTGCAATGTCCTCCAGCGCCTCAGCGCCGATTCGCAAGGCGTGTGACCATTCAACGGCAAATGCCTCATCATCACGCCGCCAGTCGTACAGGGTTTTACGCTCAAGGCCGACAGCAGTAGCAGCTTTGGTGACGTTGCAGGTCTGTGAAAGCGCGTGCAAAAAGGCTGCTTTTCTTTCCGGTGTAACTTTTGTCGGCTGCCCCATCACTGCGCCAGGTTTCTTTTTCGTCATTGCATTACCTTTCATGGTTCTGAGCGATTACACGGCAAGGCCAAGCTGCCCTCTGGCTTGCACAGTCGCGCTTGGCTGCGTTTTCTTCCCTTGGTCAATGGCATAAAGCGGATGAGTCGGCTTCGATGCACTGTGACATTCTTCCTGCTCGCCATCCCTGTATTCAGGCTCAAGGCGTCCGCCGTCAAACTCCATCGCCAGGTCAAGCAGTCCGTCAAGTTTCGCCAGGTACTCGAAGCCTTCACCGATGCCTTCAATTACGTCGCTCCTGAATGCGCCATTGCAAACGATTTTCTGGAGCTTGTCGGTCAGAACGGCGATACGGCGCTCAAGGTCGATAACCTTCTCGGCTGTCTCTGGCTTCATGCCGCAAAGCCGGCGAGCGATGAAAAGAATCTGCTCAGGGTGGAGGTCGACAAACGAATCCTCGCCACAGTCCGATTGCGTCAGTCGAATGCTGCCGTCTGGCAGCGCCTTGAAATCAAGGTCGTGAAATTTGCTCATGGCCTATTTCCTTTCAGGCAACGAGGCGCAAGTAATCCCTGCCAGCTTTTGGCAGTGGGCGCGGTGAATTGGTGTGGTCGTGCATGCAGTGGCGCTTGGCTATTGCTGCTCGATACAGCGGCTTTTTCACCCCTACTACTGGTACTGTTTCAATATCCGTAAATTTGGCACCCACCTCAGCCGTAAATTTGGCTGCTGCAAGGGAAGGTAATCCGCCATTTTTACGGTTGCATGCCCGTAAATTTGCGGGGGGTGATTTTTTTTCTTCAGGCTTCCATTTGCGCCAGGCGCAGGAAATGAACCAGTCAAGAATCAGGCCATCCCTTCGCTTTATTGGCAACCATGTGACGGCATATTGAGAGGCGCCCTGTTGATAGCCTCCCGTCCGTGTGCGATACAGAAACCCGTGCTCTACAAGTTCCTTGGTTGCTCTGGTCAGGGTTCTATCAGAGAAGCCAAAGCCCTGCATGTAACTGTGGGTTGCCTGCAAATGCCCGTTGTTATCCTTGGATAGTTGGCGGGCCATTAGCAGCAGAAGGCTTTGCGCTGAAAAGGTCATGTCAGCAAATGCAGGGCTGTCTATCACGCGGTGCTCAATTGCTGCGTACCGGTGCGTTGTAGTCGTCTTGGCGAGAGACTGACCACGCCGGGTTGATTCGGTGCGGTCAATTGCCATTAAGCTGCTCTCCGACGATCCATATTTTCAAGTTCGCGTTGCGCAAACTCTTGGGCACGCTCGCCAGCCTGTTCAATCACCCAATCAGGCAAGCCGTACAAAGCAACGTGACATGCCTCGCCGAATTTATTGGCAACATCAAGCCGGCCTGATTCCATTGGCCAGCCCATCTCCTTCAAGCGGAACTTGGTATCAGCTAGACGATAGATACCGAGATTCAGCCAGCCACTCAGCGGGTTGATCTTCCTGCCGAGAATTGCAACAGCAAGCAGTCTCGCTGCTTGGGTGTCGTGTATTGGGTAAGTCGGTCTAAAATCGACGCCATCGACTGCGCCCAATTCTGAAATACTGGAGGTGGATTTTTTCATTGCCACCCCGCTACCGCCAGGCTGGGCATTGCGCCGGGCGACTTTTTTGTTGTTGGTCATGATCTCCCCTTATGCCGTAGCAATCAGGGCGAGAATATCTTCAACTTTCCAGACCGTTGTACGCGGCCCGAGCTTTACCGGCTTGGGGAATTTTCCGGATTTTACGCCAGCCCACCAAGACGATTTTTTGACAGGGATTATTGGCGGGGTAGGGGGTACGGCCTTGGGGTTGCCAATAATTTGCGACAAGCGTAAAAAGCCGGTTTCTGGCATTGAGCGGTACATAATTTCGGCCTTTGGATTCGTTTGTGAAGTTTCAGGACGAACTTTGATGGACGATAACGGCGATACGCGCACCTCTAAATAAGCGGTTGATTATTTGATAATCACGCCGCCGTGTGCAGCGGGATCACCTCCGCCCCCGCTTTCAGCTTGTCGAGATAATCAGCCCATAGCTGCATCATTGCTTTGCGATCCTTCAGAAACTTGGTGCGGTTGTACGATGTACCCAAAGCATCAGGAACAGCGTGCGCCAGTTGGTGTTCAATCACTTCCGGCCTTTGGTGCAACACCTCATGAAGTATCGTTCGCGCCATCGCCCTGAAGCCATGCCCGGTGATTTCGGTTTTGGTGTCGTACCCCATACGCTGCAATACCCGGTTGATTGTTGCGCCGCTCATGCACTTCTGCGGATCTGTACCGGGGAAAACGAAACGGCCATGCCCTGTCAGTGCGTGCAACTCTCTCAGAATCACCACCACCTGAGCAGATAGGGGCACAAGGTGTTCGGTTTTCGTCTTGCTTACGAAATAGCACCACTCAGCCTTATCCAGATCAAAATCCTTCCACTCGGCGCTTCGCAGTTCGCCGGGACGAACAAATACAAATGGCGAAACAAGCAATGCCGACTTAACGACGAATGTACCGCTGAAAGTATCGAAGGCCCTGAGCAGTTCGGCCACTTTCGCCGGTTCAGTAATGCTTGGGAAATTTTTTTCCCTTGCCGGTGGTAGTGCGCCGCGCAGGTCTGGGCATGGATCACGTTCGGCCTTGCCGGTGGCGATGGCGTAGCGCATCACTTGGCTGATATTGCCCTTGGCCCGGTGCGCAGTATCCAGCGTTCCCCGCTTTTCAATCCGGCGTAACACCTCAAGCACCACGGGGGCGGATATATCAGCAACAGGCTTGCCGCCTATCCATGGAAATACATCATTTTCTAACCGCTTGATGATCTTGATTGAATGGCTTGCTGCCCATGTATCGCGGTACTTTGCAAACCACTCACGGGCGATCACCTCGAACGAGTTTTCCGCACGCTCTACCTTTGCCGCCTTCTGTACTTTCTTGTTTTCGCCGGGGTCGATACCGTTAGCCAATAACTTGCGTGCAGCCTCGCGCTTTTCTCTCGCATCCTTCAGGCCGGTATCAGGATAGGTGCCGAATGAAAGCAACTTCTCTTTGCCCTCGAATCGGTACTTCAAGCGCCAATACTTTGAACCGTTCGCCGTGATTAACAGGAACAGCCCTTTTTCATCCGCCAGCTTGTAAGGCTTTTCGGCTGGCTTGGCTGTGCGGATTGCGGTATCGGATAAGGCCATTTGGGGGTATCTCCCTTGGGGGTACGTCGATTTACCCCCACTTATACCCCCACACACCCCCGGATTGCAATAGACTAAATTGCACTGCAATGGACGTAAAAAAGGCCAGAACCCTTGTGTTTACTGGGGCTTCTGGCCTTCTTTGGACTACAAAAAACAATACTTTGGTGGAGCCGGGGGGGATCGAACCCCCGTCCGC